ATTTAATGATTGTACCTGACATTGAATATTCCACATCATCTGGATGAGGAGATAGACATAATACTTTATTGAATCCTAAAAATTTCATATTGATTTGAATTTGTTTTTTGTAAATATTTTTATTCCGCTTCTTCTCAAATAATCTCTGAGATCTTCACTTACATTATTTTGATATCCAGTTATAGTTTTTTTATTAACATCATATATTGTTTGATCATTGCCTTGCATTAAAATAATTTGCCCATCTATGTATTTAGCTTTTGCATTAATACCTTTCATCTCATGTAGTTTATACCAGCCTTCTAATATGCCCCATATAATCTTTTTCTTCTCATCTTCATTTAATTGACGTGGATAATAATTTTCTTTAAGAACTTTACAAGGCGAGCCAGCTGCTAAACTACCGGCCGGAATATTTTTATTAACAATAGAACCAATTCCAATGACAGTATTGTCACCAATGTCTACATTTGGCAGAACTATACTTCTAGCAGGCAACCAAACATTATTTCCAATTTTTACTGGTCCAAATTCTGCCGGAAATCCTTGAATAACATCTAACCAAGCTCCATGAGTCCATATCATTACCTCTCCGCCTATTCCTACATTATCTCCTATGTGAACTTCATCTGATGGATTAATTATGGTTCTTTCAAATATGCCTACGTTAGAACCAATATATACGTTTGAATTGGGGCCATTACATCCACCTCTACCAATTTCTACTCCTTCACACATATATAATCCGTCTTTTGCAACAAATTTATTGCAACGAATTGTACATCCATCTTTTATTACAGAATTAGCTCCTAATGTGAATTCATTACATTCAATGATAACATTATCTCCAATAATAGCTGTTGGATGTATATTTTTTATTGTTTCCATACGTCGTCCCATGTATATGATTTATAATTTGGATTAAATAGATTAATATAATTCTGTTCGCACATTTTATTTGCTTTCATATACCAATCGTGAGTTAATCGCTTTGCACCTTGATCTTTATCGGCTAAATGATTTTCTCCAATAACATAGTTTCTTTTATTCTTATGTTTTCTGTTATGAACTAATAAAATATTTTTTATAATATATTGTGGTATATTACCTAACACTTTATTTGTCATCATCATAAACGCAGTATCTTCATGTATAAAAAATACTGATTTTGGAATATTAACTCCAGCTTTTATTACTTCTGATGATATAACTAAACCACATCCATTAAATTTATGTTGTGGAGATACTAATACTTCTAACTCAGTTGTCTTTTCATTAATTTTATTCATCTCATTTTTAGTCATATCATATCTCAAACTCCACCAATTTTTAGTATCGCCATCAATAAATGGTTTATTTGTAAAATCTGGATGTTCTAACATTTCCCAACTTTTATCCCACATCTTGCAAGTACCAAAAAATGCTAAATATTTTGGATTATTATTTTGAAGTGACATTTGATGCAAATTGTCTAATATATTAAATGTTTGTTTAGGTATTAATGAATCTGATTCACCCCACATTAAAACATCTACCTGATCACAATACATTTCATTAAATTCTCTTCTGTAGTCTGCAATTGTATGAAGCTCATGTGTATAACGAATATTTCCCATATTACATATTGATTCGATCTTTTCAATACATATATCAAATTGAGGTAAACTAATACATTCTTCTAAATCTTGATTACCTACGATTGTAAAATCAACCACAACTTGCCCATCCTCATAACAGTCCATGGCATCTTTTAATGAATCTACATATTCTTCAATAATATCACATTCATACCATTGAACTAAACACCCTATTGCAAATTTAGTTTTCATATAACGCCTCGTATGTTCGTTTCATCCAATATAATGTAGCTTGATTATCTTTGTTATTTGGTATACAATTAAATTGATATATCCAACCACATTTGGTAAATAATAGATCTTGTGTTAAAATTTCTTTGCGATTCATGTCAACCATATTAAATTCATATGGTATTAATTTTACATCTACATTTTCCTTTTCTAATAAAATATTAACAGGTGTCTGATCAGTTCCTACGTGTAATGTAGTTTCAATTTGTTTTAATCTTTCGCTATTTTCGTGATAAAATGAAACAATTTTATTAAAAAAATCTTTATGTTGTTTGTTTACGATCATAAACCCACAATCAATATAATTATAAAATTTAGATATAAATCCATCAAAAGCATATTTAGAATAATTTTCTAAACTACGAATAACCCAATCATAACTTGCATCACAATGAACCCCAGTAAATTTATGTTCTGACATTTCAAAAAAATTAGGACATTCTGGATGAACTATTGTATCAGCATCTACCATTAATATTTGATCATACTCAATATTATTTGCTTCTAGAATATCAAATAAATAATATCGTTGCCAACATATACCCATTTCTTTGTTTGGTAGCAATGCATCTTTTAAAATAAAAACTTCTGCATTATGTTTATCTGCCCAATGCTTCCAACTATTAATTGAGTATTTATATGGTGCTCTTCTAGAGTCTGAATATCGATGAGCTAATGACGGATCTGATGATCCTTGTAAATCGACATCCATTATAAATATTATATTTTTCATATTAAATTACTTCATAGTATCCACCTATACTAAATGGAATTTTTGTGTTTATTGTATTATGAGTACTATCAATATATCTAGATAATGGTATTACTCTAAAATCAAAACTAACGCGCGTGTCATTAGTTATATTATCTTTATTTCCATGCATTAAGTTAGATGCATCCCATTCTACACAATTACCATATGTTGTTTCAATTGGTTTAAAATCTGCTTTATCTTCTTCTGATTCTACCCAAATTGTATTTGTATCATATGCTTTTGTTAATGGTAAATAATAATTTGTTTCTTTAACTTTATTAGCCCATTCAATATTTCTATAAAATTTATCTTTATGGAATTCGCCAACTGCAATATTTCCTGGTAAATGAACTCTAAATGTTGGAATTTTTTGATATACAATATTTTCTCCAAATCTAGGTTTAATTACATTAAATAAAAAATCTTTATATGTATCATTAAATGTTTTATCTGATCGTACATTTTCATAGAATAATTTATGCCAATCAGTTGATTGATCATTTTCTCTTACAAACCGATCATATTTTTTAATATCATGTAATTTAGATAAATGAGATGTATTTAACCATTTATTAACAATTTCGACAAATTGATATTTGTTTGTGTTATATTTTATTGTATTCATCTACTTCCTCAATTATATATTTAGAATAATCATTGCAACCGCTAATAAAACTATTTGCTGCAACTTTAACTATATGTGAAAACCCTCTCTCTCCTTCTAAACAATATTTGCTTATTCGATAATATGGAGATAATCTTAACATTTTTTCTTGCCATCCATTTTCTTGCATGAAGGTAGTAAAATTTCTAGAAACCATATTCCAATCTGCAGTACCCTGTAATCCAGTGCCTGGCGTATCAGTTTTACCTTCCCTATTTAACTTTATATTATCCATAGAAAATTTACCATTTAATTTTTCTATTAATTTTTTATCAAAAAATGCAAATGATGCTCTTGGACATAACATTTGATCTCCACAGGCTGTTAAAAATAACCATGGAGAATTTTTATCTACTTCATTCTGAAAATAATATAAATTACATTGTTTATTAATAACATCTACTATCATTGTGTCTTTCATCATAAATGTATCATCATGCATGAACAAATATAAATCATATGATTTCCAGTCATTTTTTTCTGACCACTGATTAAAAAAATAAAAATCTCCTATCTTATTTGGTTCTAGTTTAAAATCAAAACCTAACTGTTCAATTTCAGATCTATTAATAGTTTTATTATACAGTATATTGTCTAATTTTACTAAATCATTATTTTCATCTAATGTTTTTAATACATCATGTTTTTCTTGTGAAATTATTTCTAAATCAGGGTCTCGATGTCCTACAACAAATGTGTCAGATACCCAACCATCTGGTATTTTTAATTCAGATATCTTTTTATAAAAATGCGAAGGATAATGCCAACCTCCTATTATAATTGCAATTTTTTTCATTTTATCCAATTTGTTTTATATTTAAATTTTTAATTTGACTCATTTCGTCAATAAAAGTTTTACAATTTGTGATCATATTAACTTGAATATTTGGTCTCGATTTAATTAATTTACAAAAATTTTCTTGCATTTGTTCTCGACTCCAAAAATCTCGTTTATAATCACGTCCTTCACGACATGAAACTAAATAATTTGATATTCCATAATTAAGATTATCATAAAAATCTAATCCAATTACATTAACTGTATCAGCAGAACAATCTAATATAGTATAAGCAAACGCTGCTATACCTGTTCCCGGATAATCATATGCATATTTTTTGCCAATATGCATAAATTCTTTATGATGTATTTCTAAAAAATTTTCAGATAATGGAATCATTTGACCAGATGTTCCTGGTTGCCGTATACCTGTTAAATATGGTCTAATAAGTTTAACTACATTAAATTTTTTAAAAAAATTCATTTTATGATATCCATTAGCTGCTCCATTAACCATGTTTAATACTAAATGGATTTTTTGATTAGATATATATTCATATAAATTTGGTAACTGTAAAAGTTCTCCATCAAAATCATTAGCTAATACTATATGTTGTGCGTCTGGTAAATCATTAAAATTATTTAAACTTCGTCCTTTACATAATAAATTAACAACTGCCATTTTATAATTCCTCTATTCGTTTTGTTTTATCGCATATTAATAAGTCATATGCCGGCTTCTCTCCAACAATCAATTTGTTATATGAGCAACCCCATATGTTTAGTTGATTAGTAGTTACAGATAACCAATCGATTTTTGTTACAGCTCCACGAGCAGTCCAATAGGTTATTTCATTACCTTCGTTATACAGCTTGTTAATTTTTGCTATATTCTCATAATGCGGAATAGCATCGGGATAATTTCGCTCTCCTTCATAAAAGCATATAGTCTCATCTATGTCTACGTATATATTCATACTTACTTTTAATATAATAATTTTTTTTCAAAAATAAAAATTTTAATTGATATTATTTTATTATAATCCTTTTGTTAAATATCCACCATCGACATATATATCTTGTCCTGTTATATATGAAGATGCATTTGATAATAAAAATATAATTACTCCTATAAGATCTTCTGGTTGACCCCATCTGCCTAAAATAGTTCGATCTTCTATCATTTTACGATTATTTGCCCAACCAAATTTAGTCATATCGGTTTTCATATACCCTGGGCCAACATTATTTACCCTAATATTAAATTTACCTAAATCTAGTGCTAATGACTTAGTTAATTGTTTAAGCCCACCTTTGCTAGCTACATACGCTGGATTATTAGGAAATGCTAGCTCTGCATTTAAACTAGTTATATTAACTATAGATCCGCCTGTTTTTTTCATAACATTAGCTACACGTTTGGTTAATTCATATGGAGCTTTTAAATTTACATTAAATGTATCTTCCCAATCTTTATCAGTATATTCAAAAATATCATTTACTCTTGTAATACCAGCACAATTTACTAAACCGTGAATTTCATTTAAATTAGTTAATTTACTTAAATCATTTGAATTTGTTATATCATATTCAGGTAAATCTGCACAAATTACATTTGCACCTGAGTTTGACAATCCAGTTGATATAGCTTTGCCTAGGCCTCCAGATGCCCCAGTTACAATAATTGTTTTATCTTTTGTTGAAAATAAGTCTATCATTTAAGTTCCTCTACTACTTCAATTAATACTCCATCATTATCTCTACAAAATGCTACTTTTGCTTTAACCCATTCTTCTGGATGTCTTTCTGGCGTATTATGAAAACTAATGCCATATTTGGATAATTTTTTATATATTGTGTCTATATTCTTTACAGTAATTGCAATATGAGAACAACCAATTCTATTAATTTGATCGTTATTTTTTTGTAATGGGTGTGATATATATTGTAACAATTCAATCATTCCTCCATTATTGTCTTTTAATTTTACAGTATGAACTTGTACATTATCCATGTTTGATAATCGATCAATAAATTTACTACTTTCTATTTCATCCCATACAACTTCTAATCCAAATATATCTCTATATAATTCTAAAGATTTATTTATATCAACAACTGCAATTCCTATATGTCTTAACTTTATCATAATTTCCTTTTTAAAATATAGAATTTGATTTTGCGCCGTCAAAATTAATTGTAACGCCACTTAAATATTTAATATTATTTTCAACAATTGATTTTACAAAGCTACCAATTTCTTCTACTTTTCCTAATCTATTTAATGGTAATTTTTTTTCCAAAGCTGAAATATCTGATACCAATCCTCTAATTCTATCAGTATCGATGGGACCTGGGGCTATATTAATAGTTGTTATATTATCGTTTGCAAATTGTTTACTTAAACATTTTAAAACACTAGTAAATGCTATTCGATATGCATTTGATAATAATAATTTACCATCTGGTTCTTTTATATTAAACGATGAAATTAAAAATACATAACCTCCTGGATTAATTTTTAAATTTTGTAACATATAAAAAAAACTATAAAACAATTGATTATGATATTTTTCACAATCTTCTTGTGTTATTGATTCAAATTTTTGAGAAGGGGGTCCTCCAGTATTCAAAACTAAAATATCAGTTGATTGTTGTTTATCAACAAATTGTTTAACTTGATTTATATTAGACGTATCCAATGTTTTTGTTGAAGTAGTTATTATTTCTAACTTATTAAGTTGAGTTAGAGAATCAGCTATTCCTTTACCAATTCCTCTACTTCCTGCTAATACTATTGCTTTTTTCATTTTATTTTAATTTCCATTTTTTCTTTAATTCCGGTACCAATTGCATTTTTTAGTGATTTTAAATTATATGTAACAGTTTTTACATCATTTAAATTAATTGCATGTTTATCATCTGGAAATATCATATCTAAGTTATTATCTTTAATATAAAATAAAATATCTGTAGGATTATAACATAATGCCATATATAAAACATTTTTATTGGCACAATGACTACCATATGATATTGGATATCCATATTGCATACGCAATGTTTCAATTGCACTTAAATTACAATCTGATATATCATATGATAACTGTGTATGATTTAAAATTATATTTTCATTGCCAAACTTATTTAAAAATTCTTTAATTTCATCTTCAGAACTAACACCAGTTGATACAATAAGTTTTTTTCCGGTTTGTATTAATTTTTTTACTAATTCTTGATTAGTAAGATCATTTCGTATAATTTTATAAAAATCTGTTTCTATAGATTCAAAAAAATCAATTTTATTTATATCAGCAATTGCTATACCAAATTTTTTATTATTTATTTTAACTTTTTTACATAAATTTATATAATCATTATCTGTTAATAATAAATGATGTTTACTAGATTTTTGATAAAATTCAGATTCTCTTACTTGAAATGTTATTGCATCTACATTAGCTTTAATTAAAGTATCAACATAATAATTTGCTTGATTAAAAGAACCTAAATGATTCATTCCTATTTCTGTTATAATATTCATTATTTTTTATTGTTTTGGTTTAGTTGCGATACATAATAATAATGGTTCTTTAGAAAATCTAATTATTTTATTTATTTCAACCGGCCAATAATTCTTTTCACTAAATGGTTTATATGGTAATCGAAATAAATTTAATATTCTTCTAAATAATCCTATTATAGGATATTTCCATAATAATGGTAATTGATATAAATACGTACATTTAGAATCAAATCCAGATAAATTACAAATAACTTCTAATGAATATCGGGTAAATGGTGTATAATGAGTGTGATCAATATAAAATTGTTCTTCATATGAATGTTTCCAACTAGGAGTTAAACATAACAAAGTTCCACCAGGTTTTAATAAACGATATGCCTCTTCTAACATATGATCTGGTTCTCTTAAATGTTCTATAACAGATTTTGAAAAAATAACATCAAACGAATTGGCTGGATATGGATATTTATCATGCTGAATATCAACAACCGTATAGCCTTTTTTTGGGAAATTTTTAATTGACGGCGGATTAATGTCTATTCCACATATATCAAATCCTAATTTTCGTATTTCTTCAGTAAAGTCTCCATTGCCGCATCCTATATCTAAAATTTTACTTTGTTTATTATATTTAGAAAATATATATTTACAAAATTTACTAGGATATGAAGATTTAGAATTTTTATAGGTTATATCTAAATATTTTTTATTATAAATCGAACTCATTGATTGTGCCTTCTAATATGTTAAAAACTTCTTCTAATGCATCTATTGTAATTGTTAAAGGTGGTCCTAATTTTATTGATTCTCGTTTTGTATTCATAATTAATACTCCTTGTTTTACACAATTAGTTACAATTTTTGCGGTTACTTCTTTATTGTCTAATATTATTCCTGATACCATTCCTCGTACATTTACTTTGTTTACTATTTTATATTTTAGTAAATCATTGCAACGTTTTTCAAAGTATGATATAGTTTTTGATAATTGTTTCTGAAAATTATCAGATGTTAAAAATTCTAAATTAGCTAATCCTGCTGCACAACATAATGTATTACCAGCATGGGTACTACTTAAATTTGCAGTAGGATCTAAATCTATAATTTCTTTAGTACTAATTAATGCAGATAACGGTAATGATGATGTTATTCCTTTACCAGTACATATAATATCAGGTTTATAATCTCCATATGTCATATAACCATATAATGTACCCATTCTATAAAATCCAGCTTGTATTTCATCAAAGCAAAATAAAATATTATGTTTTTTAGACAATTCATGTAGCTTATCTATATATAATTGTGGATAAAAACAAGCACCCCAACCTTGATATGTTTCTAGAAAAAATGCTGCTATTTGATCTAGTGGTGGTAAATCTTTAATATTTAATTCTTGATCTTCATATGGAAATTGTAAAAATACAATATCATCATCTACAACATTTGACCAATCAGTGGTATTCGCAGCTTTACCCATTAAATCAGATCCTAATACTCTACCATGATAACTACCAGTAAATGTAATTATATATCTTTTTTTGTTCTTTCTGGCCCACAATTTTATCAATCGATATGCAGCATCGGTAACTTCACTTCCTGAATTTAATAATACAACTTTTTCAAAGTGATTGGGAGATATGTTTAATAATTTTTCTATAAATTTATATCTAATATTTGTATTATATTGATATGCAAATAATAAATTATCATCTAATTGTTTTGATATAGCTGTTTTTATATAAGGATTAGAATGTCCTGCATTAGCAACAAATATACCTGATGTAGTATCTATCCATTTATTACCATTATTGTCATAAACATTAAAATCTACAGCTTTAGACCAATTAACTGGCATTTCACATATATTAGCCGGTTCATATTTATGTTTTTCTTTTTCATATGATTCAAAATCTAATACAAATGAATCTGATATATATCTATTTTTTGTTTTTATCATATAATGCTTGTAATATTTTAAAATCATCAGGTGTATCAACTTCATGAGTATATGATGTAATATAAGCTAATATTTTATCACCATGTAATGATTCACTATCCATAAATTGTTTTGGTTTTATTATATCAATATATCCATTTGCTTGATATGTTTTTGGTAATTTTTGTCTAGGCCAATTATAATATTCTCCTTGATATTCATCATTAAATAACCCGCTCCAGTATTTATTAGCTAATTTAAAACTTTTATATGCAGTTTCAGATGCTTCATGTGCAGATCTTAATGAAGTACAGGTTGTATTATCATTATAAAACTCTATTGCATTATCTAATATACTACTTTCAATCATTGGTGTTGTTGCGCGCAAATGAACTATATCTTCCCAGTCTTCAAGTTGATCAATAGCATGTCTCATAACATCTATATCTAAAGAATCATCTTGTGCTAATGAATCCGGCCGGGTTATAACTTTAGCTCCATATTTTATAGCAACTGAAGCAATATCATCATCATCGGTAGACACATATATATCAGAAATAAATTTAGATTTTTGAGATGCCAATATAGGATAACCTAATAATGGAATACCATTAATTTCTTTAATATTTTTACCTGGGACTCCTTTACTTCCACCCCTTGCTGGTATTATAACTTTTAATTTTTTATTCATTTTTTAAAAAAATATATAACATTAACATATATCATTTATCTTTCTTAATTTGTCAATAATTGGGTGTTCTGAATCATATACAGTTTTTTCTCCGTTACCTAACATTGATTCTAATACTCGAACTCCATCAACAATAATTAGTGGATTTTCAATTGAAGCTGGTTGATCTGAGCCATACATTGTTCTATCTGTAGTAATATGAAATTCTATACATTCACTGCCTAGAGCAGCTGCTCCATAACAAGCTAATACTCCGTTATAATGATTAGAAAACCCAATTTTAACGTTCGGGTACTTCTTTTTTAGTGTCAATATATGTAATAGATTAACTTCACTTGGTTTAGTTGGATATGTGCTAGTACAGGCTAATACGTATTCAACATTATCTAATATATCAATTGCAGCATCTATTTCTTTTTGTGTACACATACCAGTTGATAATATTACAGGTTTACCGGTTTCATTTAATTTTTGTAAAAATTGTTTATCGGTAGCTAATGCAGATGCAACTTTATGATATGTAACATTACAATTATTTTCAATATCGTCAATACTTTGTAAGTCCCAACATGAAACAATAAAGTCTAAATTATGTATTCCGGAGTATGCCTCCAATTCTTTTATTTGTTCCATGTTAAACTCTAATCCTTCTTTCTGTTGTCGATTAGTAGTACCCCACGGAGAATCTCTAAGACTATCTAACTCATCTGAAGTATATACCTGATCTATAGTCCTTTTTTGAAATTTAACAGCATCGCACCCAGCTTGTTTAGCATTATCAATTAGTTTTTTTGCATGATCTAGGTTGCCATTATGATTAATTCCAATTTCTGCAATAATATAATTCCGTGTCATAATATATCTTTTATTTTTATAATAAAATATTTTTTAATTAATTCCAATTAAATTTAAATATAATTCCTTCTTTATCAATAAATTGTTTTTTATTTGCTGCAATATATCCCGTTTCTTCTCCAATCCATTTTAAAACTTCAATTTGTTTAGATTGTATTAAACTATCAATAATAGGTTTCACAGTATTCATTATATGACCGTAATCATCCATGACAACTATACTATTTGGATATTGTTTTTTTACTCGTTCTATTCCAGATTGGATTCCATTAATATCATGTAATGCATCTAAATATATTATGTCTGGTGTTTTGTAGTCCCAATCCGAATTAATATCTTTAACTTCAAATAATATATTAGTGTCTCCCATACATTTGTTTTTTGCAACTTCAACATTATCTGTAGATATATCAGAAGCATAAACTGTTTTAGCTAAACAACTTAAAACTTTAGTAGTATCTCCTTGACAACATCCAAATTCTACAACAGTTTCTATGTTGCCTGTTTTAAAAAAATCATATAAATCTTTTTTAAATTTTCTAGAAGTTGCATTTTTATATTCATGTTTATGTTTAACATGATTTAATATATCTTCTATGGGTTCATCAGTATAATGATGTTTTACTAAGTCCCACGTTTGTTTCATTATATTAGTTCTTTGATCTTTTGGTAATCCGTTAAATCTCCATACATAACCATGTTTAATAAAATGCAATGTTTTATTTTCATTTAATTGCCAATTAAATTGAAACATTTCTTTTCGATGCAAATGTGTTAAATTAAATGCAATTGGTAATGTTAAATTAATATCAACATTATGCATCTGCATCCAATAATTTATTGGAGTTTGATCATTTCCTTTTCGTACTACTTTATCCTGTAAGTTAATAAATTCATCAATATTTTTTTTATAAAAGTCTTTTAGTGATGTAAATAAATGTTTATGATCTTGGTTAAAAATCATAAATCCAGAATTAAAATATTTACTTTGATCAAATTCTTTAAAATCAAATATATTTTTATACCCTCGAACACTTTGATATGTCCAATTCATATTGTCTCTATCAGGAAATGCTGTAAACTTTCTATCAGTTAATTTGAAAAAATTAGGAGCATTCCATTTTATCATAGCAGTGCTATCTATTAATGCAATTTGATCGTATTCAATATTACGTCGTTCTAATTCATCAAACACAAATAATGCTTTCTGCCAATTAACTCGATATTTGTATAAATCTGGTTCTACTGGTTGTGTAAATTCTACAAATAATACATCATTCTGTTTGCACCAATATTTCCAGGTTTGCCTTGAATATTCAAAATAATCAAATCCACCATATTTCTCTACAGCATCAGGATCATTGTTTTTTATTGCTGGCCACCATACTACATTTTTCATAATAATAACTCCTTTGGAAATGCTTTGTTTTCTGTTTGCATATCGCCTAACATTTCATTGTTTCTTTCTTTGATTAAAGATAAAAAATTACCATAATTTTCAAAACCAGTTTCTGTCCATGAAAATGGATGAGTATTAAGTTGTAGTTTTTTAACTTTGCTAAAATCTATCTGAATTGGATGTCCAGATTTCCATTCGTGATTTGAATCAGATAAATATGTAACATCTAATTGTTCTGGTTTATTACGTTTATAATAATGAAAATATTTTTCGCCATTACAATTAATTAATCCAGGAACTTGCAAATACCATGATAATAATTCTGGACGTAAATTTGGTCTATGAAATGCAAATCTGTCAATCTTAAATCCATAATACTTTTTAAACGTATCAGCTTCTAAAAGAATTTCGTCAATTACTTCATTTTGACTTTTAAACATCCCTGGGCATATATGCAATCCAATTTCATGACCTAATTGTTTAATTTCGTGAATTATTACAATATTTTTATCTGATAATGCATTATATGTATTGTTTCTTAATTGAACTGTATATGTTGAGCTTACTCCTAACTGTTGTTCTATTTTAGCTAACTTATATGCTCGATCCAATGAAAATTCAATATCATGTCGAATCACACAATATTTCTTAGTTTTTTCAGTAATATCAGCAAAATCCTTTATAGGGATATGTTGTTTTACTAATTCAATAGTATTTTTATATTCGTTATATGAAAAATTCAATATGTTATTTTTAAAATTACACCTTCTGATGCTATTAATGGTTTTCCTATTCTTGGTTCATTGCCAGTTGGTTCGCCTATATAATGAACTTCGGATATGGAATTTTCTTTTATAAATTCATCTACTGCAGGTTTAACTCCCGGATAGTCAAATGGAATTCCATAATCATCAAATATAAGATATTTAATATTATATTTCATACAACTTGCAATATCTTTTTTCACAAAGTCATAATGATGATTACAATCAATAAATGCAACATCAAAATCTCCTTCAAGCCCCCAATCAGATTCATAAACATTACCATGTAAATATTCAATATTTTTAATATCATTGTTCAAATCTACTGCATGTCGTATATAATCTATTTCATGTTCAAGTGTAATAACATGTTCAAATAATGAACTTAATATTCGAGCTGAATATCCCATATGGGTTCCAACTTCTATACATGTTTTAAATTTTAATGGAGTAAAAAACTCAATTAAATCTTGTTTAAACTTTAAAGATGTTGTATTCTTATCAACACGCTTATCTGGTATTCCTTGTAGGATTATATTATTTAGTTGTTTCATTATAATGTATCGTAATATGCATTTTGTGTTTCTTGTCGTTTAATAGTTTTTTTGTGTATTAAACACCACTCTTTATCTGTAGGTAAATGGGATATTGTTTTGTATCCATCTAATACTTCATGTACTTTATTTTTCCATTTAATTTTCCCATTATTCTTATAAATCCTAAATTGAGGATCAGGAAAATTAATCCAACCTTGATCATTAACTCGCCACCCCCATTTATCAATATGTTGTTGAGTTAGTCCATCAACCGTATTAATTCTAGAAACCATTAATACATCAACATTATTTTGTTCTAAAACTTGAGGTAATAAACGCAAAACGTATTCATCAACTATTTCGTCTGCATCAATTTGATATATATAATCTCCAGTGCAATTTTCTGTTAAATTATTTTTAAATAAACCAAAATCATTATTAAGTGGTGTTTGGATAAATTTGATATTATCCTTTATTTTTTGAGATGTTAAATAAGTATAAACACGTCCATCGAGTTCATTATTATCTTGTTGAACAACAATTTCATCTTCTTCACGTTTATTTTCTACTAGAAATGAAATTAATCTTTGGATTTCCAATAACTCATTACATACCGTAACAGCGTAACTTATTTTCATACTTTAGATAATTTTGGTAATTTTAATTTAGGCGTATCTGTACTTTGCTTTTTTATTGGATTCAATTTTGGTAATTTTAATGACACTTGCGTCGGTATACTTTCAGTAAATCCATCAATCAATTTTATTATTTCATCATACTTTAAAGATATTGATTGTTTTGTAAAATTAGATCTAACAAAATATCGTTGTCGTTTTGATAATTCTTTCCATTTTTTATAATTAGTAATCATATCTTGCATCATTTTACTAGCATAACCATAATCAACACTAAACCATTTTGCGCCTTCTATTAAAAAATCATTTCTAGCACTTCCATGAATTGCAGTTAATTGTCCTAAAAGTTCGCAAATAAATTCTTTCTTTAAAAAATCTGATTGGCCTGAATAATGTGGTGCTAATATTGGTTTTCCAATTGATGAAAACTCTAATAATGGTCTTCCAAATCCTTCTGCTTTAGTAAATGATATCATTGCTTTAATCTTAGGATGATTATATAATGCATTCATTTCTTTATTAGTTAAGTCACCATGTAATAAATAAACAGGCGGCAAACTTTCCTTAGGAAATAATAATTTTATTTGTTCAATTTTTGTTTCAATATCCATTCGATCTACTACAGAATAAGTAGCCCCGCTGGTTTTTAATATTAAAGCCGGTTGATTTTTTTTATTTTTAAATGTATTAAAAAAACAATGTATTGCCCCGCTTATATTTTTACGATCTTCGCCTATATTACCTTGCAACCAATGACCAGTTATTAAAAATGCAAATGATTCTTTAATTTGTTCATCTATAACAGATAACGTTGTAGTAATATTTTTATTATCATATACAATATCATCAAAATATTCAGAAACAACTTGTAAATTAGTTGTTATAGTTTTATTATGCTTTTTGGCAGTATCTTCAAATACTTGTTTTGTAAACACACTAGGAACTATAGTAATTTGCATTTTATTAATATGATCAATCCATTCTGGAGGACACGTATCCCCCTCCGTACCAGCAGTTACGCCAATATTACATTTTCCAACTGATTGAAATTCGTTTGGAACTGTTATCTGAACCCAGATATCTGGCTGATCTTTTAACGGAAGTGGTATTATTCGTTGATGCCATTCTATTGGAATAGGATATGTAAATGGAGTATGCCCCCATGGCATTGATAATAATTTAATGTCCCATTCATTTGATTTTTTTTCAAAAAAGTTAGTAATAACTTCTCGGGCATGATGCCCATAACCACTTTGTGTTGCTACTGGAGATGATATAACTACTGTTCTCATACTATTCCTAATTTTTTATATTTTTTTGTTGTAACTTTATTTAATGTATATCGTAATTTTGGTTGTTTTGGCATTTCAAATAAATGATTAATCATTTCAATCATTTTTTCTCCCATTTGTTTAGAAGTCAATCCGGTGTTCAAACAAAATGATCTTCCAGACATACCACATTCTTCTCTGGTCTTTTGTGGTGTTTTCCACCATTGCAATATTGCATCTGCAACATCTTCAAATTTAACTCTATCATCAAAAATATATGGTGTTGCTGGAGAACCTTGTAGTGATCTATTACTTGGAAAGATTGGAATTACCCAATTACCATGATTTTTAAATTTACCGTCATGATTAGTAGAATAATCTGCATCAAATTGTAACCAATTTCCTTTATCATCTTTAAATCCACATTGATCTTGCAATCCACCTGTTACACTGTTAATTATAGGCGTGCCTGATAATAATGCCTCAGTGCTACTTAGACCCCATCCTTCATTTGACGCTATATTAATTACAACGTCAGAAACGTTATACATTGCATTAAGATCAACAGAACTTAATTTTTCTTCTGAAAATATTATTTTACAATCTGGGGCAATTGCTTTATGTATAGATCGTAAATCTGTTCCATTGTTATCTATTGCTTGTGTATGTAATAATAATGCAACATTATTTTGTTGTTCTAAAGGTAATTGATCTACAAAATGTTTAAATGCTAATATTACATCTCCTGGTTGTTTTCTTCTAATATTTCTATTATTCCACAACAAAACAAAATCTACATTATTATCTTGTTTAATTTTTTTATACATTTTTTTGTATGAGTCATCTGATTTATCTAATGGTTTAAATATTTCATGATTTAATCCGTGAGGTACATAGCCGGTAACTACAGTATTTGAAGATTTAAATTGATGTTTTTGTTTTTTATCATCATAATTTATAATTTTAAAATCATTCTGTGTTAAAACTTCTCGGTGTATGTTATCAGATTGTTTACTAATACCCATAATTAAGTCACAACTTCCGTAAAATGGTGCATTCCACATTGGGTATGGGAGATCATCCCAAATTGAATAATAAATTATGGGTATTCCAAATGTTGTTTTAACTTCATGTTCTAACTGATATAACCATGTCCAATATCTAGGATCTGTAAAATGAAATATAGCATCTGGCTTTTCTTGATTTAATAATGCAAATAATACATTACGATCGCCATATCCAGTCCATGGAATTATTTTAACTGATGCGTCAGCTATTCCAGTATCTTGTGCAATTTGTGCTGAGACATCAATTCCCTTTCCATGTTCTGGATGTTTTAATGCTGCGCCTAATTGAACCCAATCATATTCTTTGATGGTATTAAGAATAATTTCTTTACTAATAGTACCAATTCCGGAATGTAATCGAAAATCATCTGATAGTAATAAAATTTTCTTTTTTTTCTTTATTGGTTGTGTGGGGTCTATTTTTTTTAATTTTGGTAATTGCATTTATAACCTTTTCTTTTTATAACTTTTATATAAATATTTACCCTAAAAGAACTATGGGTTTATTTAATTTTTTTGTATTATTATATGCTGTTTTTAATACTGGATCTAATGTTTCTTCATTAGTCATAATAATCATATAATCGCAGTTTTGTGCTAATAATTTCATTCTATGATGTAACTGACTAAAATGGTATTGTTTTCCATAATATGATTTAGGCATAGCTGAATATAAATTATATCCAGAAAATGATGGATTATATTCTTGATAATTTAAACCAAATTCTAATGCATATTTACGAATCATACTATTAGCTCCTTCTTTACCTCCGGCACCTAAAACTGTAACATCATCATTAAATCGATGTTTTAGTTCCATTAACGTTTTTTGAGCCTTTCTTCGATTTTGCCAATTAGTATTTCCCAGTACTGCTACTTGTTTCATTCTCGTATTCTCTCTTTTTTTGGACAATTTATATCATCAGTTTTAAACGGGCACCATTTACAGTGTTTACTACCTTTTCCAGCAATTGCTAAATATTTAGCAGATGTATTTTTATTTCCATCTTTATCAAAACAATTAGATATAAATGTATCTATACTTTTTTGTACTTTTTTTTGAGTAACAGTGCCGGCTGCAGGTCGATGTATTTGTATACGCTTTTGAGGAAACATTGAATTTTCAATTAATTTTCTTTTAACAATAAAAAATTCTACATCAATATTTTCTTTAGGTATTCCAAATTGTTTAGAAAAATAATTTTTATATGCTATTAATTGAGCTGATTTTATATTATCTGCTTTTTGCCATTTATTCCAACCCATTCGGCTAGTTTTTATATCATATATAGTTATGGTATTGGTAGGAATATGTCGTACAACTAAATCTATAAACCCATACCAAAACACGTTAGGATTATCCGGAGATGCTTGAGAACATAATTCAACTTCTATTCCTACTAATTCATAATTTTTAGTAGAAAAATATTGAGCTCTTTTCTTTTTAAACCATTCTAATATCGCAATTCCGTCTTCTAAATATTCTGTTAATTCATCTGGATTAGAAAAATGCTCCCCATTATTTTTTTCTACAGATTCAGTGTATTCTTTTCGTAAATTATTAATTAACATAGTAGATAAATCTAATTTATCTGCTTGTTTAACTGAATCTGTATATAA